TCGAACATTACGGGTCTTAGATACATCCAAGACCCGTAATGTTCGATACACCCCGGACCTTGATATCATTTACATCAGCAACGGAGAACCAGACGAACAAAAGTGGTTTGACCATACTGAGTACATGAGTAACAGAGATGTAAAGTGGATACGCGGGGTCAATGGTCGTGTAGCAGCATATCAAGCTGCTGCTCGTCTAAGCACATCTGATTGGTTCCTTGCAGTGTTTGCTAAACTCGAAGTGGTTGGTAGTAGAGAGCTGTGGGAGTTCCAGCCAGACTATTGGCAAGGGCCCAAGCATTACATCTTTAATGCACGTAATCCTGTTAACGGCCTAGAGTACGGACACATGGGGGTGATTGCATATAACAAGCGATTGGTATTGGAAAATAACAATCCTGGCATCGACTTTACACTGTCGCAAGCACACGAATCTGTTCCGCTGTTGTCCGGCACTGCATACTATAACCAAGACTCTTGGACAACGTGGCGTACAGCATTCCGCGAAGCACTGAAGCTACGTATGTTTATGGATACTCAACCTACATTAGAAACTGAACATAGACTGAACACATGGTGTACAGTGGCCGCAGGCAACTACAGCAACTACAGTATTGATGGTGCCAATGACGCATTACGTTACTACGATGAAGTGCAAGGCGACCCTGCAAAGTTGCAATTATCTTTTGAATGGGCATGGCTCAGAAATCGATTTGACAGTAAATGATAAACCGGTAAACATATTTGAATTAAACTGCCGGAATATTTGATTTGCCTCTAGGCAATTTATATAATTGAAGTACATTAGTAAATTAGATACGCTACGTTATTAGCAATATACATTTACATTATTAGGAAATATTATTATGGCGCAACTACATTTAGTAGTCGTTAGTACTCCTACGGGAGTGGTTAATGACTAGACCAATATGTATCAATCATGGCTGCAACAACGAAGTAACATATTCGAGAACAAATACTGACGGAACTAAACGATGGCGTATTCACTGTAGCGACTGTCAAAAGGCCAGCTACGGCGCAAAACCACACGCACCTGGCGTTACTCCGTATAAGACTGGTAGGTGTACTAACCACGATAGTCATTTAGGATTCCCGTGCCCAACCAATCACGATGCTATTCCTTCGAGTGCAAAAGGAATGACGGAAGTTGATCACAAAGATGGCAACCACTGCAATAACAGTCCGGATAACCTAGACGAATTGTGTATTGTGTGTCACAAAATTAAAGGACAAATGTCTGGCGATTATGACAGACTCAAGCATGTCCGTGCTACACAACCTGCTGCGGTAGAGGTTGAGAAACTGTTTGGGTTTATTAATCCAAAGCCTACTCGTAAGAAAAAACTAAATGTAGATAAAGAAACCTTTTTTAAATTCTTTGATATTATTGAACCACAAGTATGAAATTAATTACACAGGCAGTGGCAACCAATATTGCTGCACACGCAAAAGAAGCATGGCATTACAGTGTGCCAAACGATGACGCAGGCGAAGCTGTTATTAGAGAAGGACTTCGTGCTTTCCATTCTGATGTAGAACAACGCGGCGGGTCAACAACCATCGTTGACGTTAGAGCAGGCAATATTGCATACGACATTAAGTGCAGGGATGTGTTGGGAATTATTACCAAGACTCCCACTAAAACACAAACTGAATCAGACAACCAATACGTAAAGGTTGATAGCAATCTATACGTAAAGATTCCAACTAGTGTGCTAAGTCCAGTTCGTCGTCCCAATGTCGAACATGAAAACTTCTCTAGTAACCCTGAAGAAGTGATCCTAGATCAAATTGCAGAGTACCAAGAGTATGCAAAGCGTACAACTGAAGAAGCAGGCTGCACAGATTTAAACAGTATCATCTTCTTGTACGGCAAAGGCAATGGATACAAAGCAGTGTACATCGAAGAACAAGCGTTTGCAGCACCGCTACCATCTACGTTCGACACCTACATCAACAAACAAGGCAAGGCATCTGGATACAATGCCTATGATGCCAATGGCAAAATCTTGTACAAGCTGTTAGAGTACAGCAAAGGCAGCGTCAACTTCAACAAACGTTTTGACGTAAACGGCGGGTATTTGTTTGTGTGGCCAAGTTCAGACTTGCCGACAGAAACCATCACAGAAGACAAGTGGAAAGAAGCGGGCAACTTCCTTGTGGAAGTTACTCAGAACTCTTGATCTACGGCAACTAAGTAAGTATACTAATCAACTAGGAGAACTATTACATGGATAACGGTAACGGCTACAATCGCAGTTTTAACGGCGATGCCAAAATTAAACTACAACAACTATTCAACGAAGGCATGGGCGTCATGCACGAAATTGAATCCTTAAACGAAGGTCTCAACGATACCATTAAAGCTATCGCTGAAGAACTTGAAATTAAGCCAGGCACTCTCAAGAAGGCATTGAAGATTGCACACAAGGCTAAACTAGGTGAAACCAATCGTGACCACGATGAGTTGAACACCATCCTTGAAACAGTGGGCAAGACACTGTAATGGGAGACTCTCGTTCAGCAATTTATGATGACGAGGAAGACTGGGACGACCTAAAGCGTAGAGCCGATATTAAAAGTGCTACGTGGCAGGTCTACAGTCCCGAAGCTCGCTATGCCAAGATAGGATTTGGCGAGCATGGATATACAGGACGCCGACTGAGCTTGTATGTTAAGCACGAAATGGAACTAAGCAATCTTAGATCTAAACACAACCAAGAGCTAGCAGAGCTGAATAAGCTAATTGAGTTGGAAAGCAAGTATTCAGTATGAACGATATTCTAGCAGGAATTTTTAGTTGGATCAAAGATGATTACCGAACTCATCCTTTACGTTTTTGCGTTGAGTTGCTCGCTTGGGCTATTAGCATTGGTTGTTCGCTCACCATGGCAATCACAGTCCCCAATCCACCTTTACTTGTACTATATCCTATCTGGATTAGTGGCTGTGCTATGTATGCTTGGGCTGCTTACACTCGTAAGAGCTTTGGGATGCTGGCTAACTATATCTTGTTAACAACAATTGATAGCGTTGGCCTTATTAGAATGCTAAGTAATTAAGCAGGGATCGCCCACCATACGGGCATGTAGAGTGAGTGTAAGCTCTAAATTACACAGGAGAAAATATGAGTAATAGAACATGGTTTGAAGAACCAGGTGAACCTATCGCACCATGCGATGATTGTCCGGACCCGGGTAATTGCTGCCTGACACGGTGCGGAATCCAAGAATACCTTAAAGAAGATACAGCAGATATTCGTGGCGAAACTGAAGAACAACTTCGAGGAGACCGCGAATGAGTTACGTTGACGCTATATTTGATAGAGCCAAGGACCGTATCCACGTTGTGGAACGTGTCGGTGGACAACGGGTATTCCGTGACTACCCAGCAGACTACGTCTTTTACTACGACGACCCAAGAGGCAAGTTCCGTACTATCTATGATACACCGGTAAGCCGCTTTAGTTCTCGTAGCAGCAAAGAGTATCAAAAGGAAATGCGAATCAACAGTGACAAGCGACTGTGGGAATCGGATATCAATCCAATCTTCCGTTGCCTTGAAACTAACTACATGGGTGCAACATCCCCTAAATTGCAAACATGCTTTTTCGACATTGAGGTCGACTTTGATCCTGAACGTGGTTATAGTCGACCTGAAGATCCCTTTAACCCAATTACAGCTATCTCAGTGTACTTAGACTGGTTAGACAAGATGATCACTCTTGTGGTGCCACCTAAGACATATAGTTGGGAAACTGCACAAGGAATCTGTGACAGGTTTGAAAACTGCTATCTGTTTGAAAAAGAAACAGACATGCTGAACACATTCCTAGACTTGATCGAAGATGCAGACATCCTTAGTGGCTGGAACTCAGAAGGTTTCGATATTCCCTATACCACAATGCGTATTACCAAGGTGTTAAGCAAAGACGACACCCGACGACTATGCCTGTGGAATCAACTGCCCAAACAGCGTATGTTTGAACGCTTTGGTGCAGAACAGTTAACTTTCGACTTGTTGGGCCGTGTGCATTTGGACTATATGCAACTGTACCGCAAGTACACATACGAAGAGCGACATAGTTATAGTTTGGACGCCATTGGCGAATACGAACTAGATGAGCGTAAGACAGCCTACGAAGGCACGTTGGACCAATTGTACAACAAAGACTTTCCTACGTTCATTGAATATAACAGACAAGATACCATGTTGTTGGCAAAGCTAGACAAGAAACTACGTTTCTTAGACCTTGCTAACGAACTTGCTCATGACAATACTGTGTTGTTACAAACCACCATGGGGGCGGTTGCTGTAACAGAGCAAGCTATCATTAACGAAGCACACAGTCGTGGTATGATCGTACCAAATCGAAAGGGAAGAGATGATCAAGGTGAAACGCAAGCGGCAGGTGCCTATGTTGCTTACCCCAAAAAAGGAATGCACGAATACATTGGAGCAATCGACATCAACTCGCTCTATCCCTCGGCTATTCGTGCCCTTAACATGGGACCAGAAACAATTGTTGGTCAATTCAGAACAGTAATGACAGACAAGTATATTGCAGACAAAATGGCCGCAGGGTCTAGTTTTGCAGATGCTTGGGAAAACATGTTTGGTACACTAGAGTATCAAGCTGTTATGAATGGTGAAATTGGAACCGAAATCACTATTGATTGGGAAGACGGAAATAGTACAATACACTCAGCGGCAGAAGTATGGCGTATTATCTTTGAAGGTAATCAACCGTGGACGCTAAGTGCTAATGGTACAATTTTTAAATACGACCTAAAGGGTATTATTCCTGGATTATTGGAAAGATGGTATGCCGAACGAAAAGAAATGCAAGCCAAAAAGAACACCTCAGAAACTCCTGAGGACAAAGCGTTCTGGGACAAGCGACAGCTCGTTAAAAAGATTAACCTCAACAGCTTATACGGCGCCATCCTCAACCCTGGCTGCAGGTTCTTTGATCAGAGAATTGGCCAGAGTACAACGCTTACTGGCCGCATCATTGCCAAGCACATGGACTCCTTTGTCAACGAAGCAATTACAGGTTCGTATGACCATGTTGGCGAAAGTGTCATCTATGGTGACACGGACTCCGTTTACTTTAGTGCGTGGCCGATCATCAAAGCGGAAGTAGAAGCTGGTAAGATGGAGTGGAACAAAGACATCTGTCTTCAAGTCTACGACGGTATTGCAGAGCAAGTTAACGAATCATTCCCAGAGTTTATGGAACGTGCATGTCACTGCCCACGAGAAATGGGAGCCATTATCAAAGGCGGTCGAGAACTTGTTGCAGAAAAAGGCTTGTTCATTAAGAAGAAGCGTTACGCAGTATTGATCTATGACCTTGAAGGTAAACGTCTTGACGTAGATGGTAAGCCAGGTAAAGTTAAAGCCATGGGCCTTGACTTGAAGCGTAGTGATACACCTAAGGTGGTACAAGACTTCTTAAGTGAAATCTTGTTAAAGCTACTAACTGGTGCAGACAGAGAAACCCTGATTGAAAAAATCCGTGAATTTAAAACTACGTTTACTGAGTTGCCAGCTTGGGAAAAGGGTACACCTAAACGTGTAAACAACTTAACCAAGTACACTGCGGCTGAAGCAGCACAGGGCAAAGCCAACATGCCAGGACACGTTCGTGCTGCCATGAACTGGAATGCACTACGCCGTATGCACAGTGACAACTACAGTATGCAGATCGTCGACGGTATGAAGACTATTGTGTGTAAACTAAAGGATAATCCTTTGGGCTATACCAGTGTTGGATACCCAACTGATGCAACGCAGATTCCGCAATGGTTCAAGGACTTGCCTTTTGATCAGGGTCTAATGGAATCAACAATTGTTGACCAGAAGGTTGAGAACTTGCTGGGTGTGTTGGATTGGAACATTTCCGCTAGCACAGACATTAAATCTACGTTTGACAGTTTCTTTACATTCGAGTAATCCATGACAATGAAACTGCACGATGTTGTTGAGCTTCAACGAGAGTTAAAGACTCTTGTGCCTACACAGGTACTTGAAACTGAACTCAACAACATTGTTGAAAACATATCTAATATACAGGATCGTTACGGCGAAGAGTATGCTTACCGTTTGAGTTTAGTTGTAACAGAGCTAAACAAAATCAAAGCAAGTTTACAAAACCCGTTGGATCAAGTTGCGATAATCAACGATATTGTGGAATTGGATCACAAGGATGCAACTGAAAAGTTCTCCTTGCCCACTTACCAAAGTGAGTTGCATTATCAAAACCCTGCACGTATTAGAGAAGTACGCCAACTATACATTCCAAATGGCGCCGATGAAATTGTGAGTCAAGCAATTGACTTGTATGTTGACTGGCGCTATCCTGGATTGGAAATTGGTTGCAGAGACGGACATTGGACCAAGTATATGGTTGGATGTGACCCGCTTTATATTGTTGACGAATTCCAAGAGTTCATTGACAGTACTAAAGCAGGTTACCCAGAAGAATACCAGCAACGTCTTAGAGCATACCTAACTAAAGACCACAACCTATCCAAGCTGCCGCAGGGCCAATTTGGATTCGCCTTTAGTTGGAACTACTTTAACTACCTAACGTTGGAAAACATTAACAAGTATCTAACACAGGTGTTTGAGTTATTACGCCCTGGTGGTGTGTTTATGTTCAGCTACAACAATGCTGACTTACCTGCACCCGCTGCATACGCTGATAGCTACTTTATGAGCTATGCACCAAAACATTTATTGCTGCCTATGTGTCAAGCTATAGGATATGAAGTTGTTAGCACAACCGATTTAGAACCAGCAGTGAGTTGGGTTGAAATTAAAAAACCCGGCGAACTTAAAATGATAAAAGCACATCAAGTTTTAGGTGAAATCAAGTACGCAAGCCCTTGATATTTCTTTACTACTTAATTATAATTACGCATTCATTGGAGAAACCATGCAAGACTATTTAAAAGATATCGTACAACACACTTATGGCCTAGGCAATATTGAATTGGCTAAAGTTGTTGGTACAGCAACAGAAACTAAAGTAACTGCACTAGCAGATCAAAACTTATTCGTTCTTGATGCAAAGTTTAAGAACCCTGTGCCAGAATTTGTTGGCACATTTGGTATGCCTAACCTGGGCAAACTAAAAACCATTTTGGACATTCCTGAGTACCGCGAAGGTGCCAAGCTGTCTATTAACAGCAGACCAGATGCTGATGGCAATGCACAGCCAGAAGGCATTCACTTTGAAAACGCAGCAGGCGACTTTAAAAACGACTACCGTTTTATGATTGCAGCAATCATTAACGACAAGTTGAAGAACTTTAAAATGCGTCCTGTTAACTGGCACGTTGGCTTTGCTCCAACTAACCAGAACATCCAACGCTTGAAGTTCCAAGCAAGTGCTAACAGTGAAGAAACCACATTCATTGCTAACACAGACGACCAAGGCAATTTGCGATTCTCTTTTGGTAACCATGCAAGCCACGCAGGCGACTTTGTATTCCAAAGCGGTGTAAGCGGTGCGATTACTAAATCGTGGAACTGGCCAGTTGCTGCTGTTATCAGCATCTTGAACTTGTCAGGTGACAAGACATTTAAGATGAGTGACGATGGTGCAATGATGATCACAGTCGACAGCGGCCTTGCTGAATACAACTACACAATTCTTGCACAAACCAAGTAATGTCTTTAGGTCATCTGATACCTAGAGGATACCGTCCTGGTAGTGGATTGATTTCCCCTACTGGGATTTTCTATCTAAACATTCCTAAAAACGCTAGCACCTACATGACCAACCTGCTACTTGCTAACGGTTGGATGCATAATGACGTTTACAGTCCAGACATCACTGAGTGCATAGTTCTACTACGTGACCCAGTTGAGCGTTGGATAAGCGGATTTGCAACATACGCAGCAAGTTGGTTACTAGGCGAAGGCTATGGTAGCGATCACTTTAGGGATGACTACAACGAATTAACTGAACGTGTTATATTTGATCAACTAATATTTGACGACCATACCACTGAACAAGTAAAATTTGTTGAGCAGCTAGGTAACAGAAAAATTACGTTCTTCAAGCTCAACTACGAGCTAGGTATGAACTTAGAAAGTTTTTTAGATAGCAAGCTAGGTCTAAATAACCCTATACTAGGTAACGCTAGCGAGGACAATTACGATACGAAGATGATAGCGAAACACATTCGTTTTCGTATCGAACAAGATCCAGTGCTACGTGCCAAGATTATTGAAAAATATAAAGCAGACTACGATTTAATAAAGGCTGCACATTACTATTATGAGCCAAGATAACTTAACAAATAAACAAAACGATTACGCAGTATTTTTACCGGCTATTAGCGGGTTCTATGCTACATTCGTAGGTAAACAAAGGAACGAACCATATGTCGATCCGCAACGATTTCCACAGGGTCTCACAGATATGGAGCAGCTTAACTGGCTCAACTCTTCGAAAGGCCTATTTCCATACAAGTGGTCACTCTACTCGGGTGGGCATGCAAACCTTGATCTTACAAAACAAGATTGGTCAGAAGACATGGTCCGAACTCGAGAGCCTGGAACGTTTATACTTGGCGACTCTGGAGGATTCCAGATTGCAAAAGGTCTTTGGGAAGGTGATTGGAAAGCCAACAGTGGTTGTCCTAAGGCCCAAAAGAAACGAGAACTTATACTGGGGTGGTTAGACTCAGTTGCCGACTACGGTATGATTCTTGATATTCCAACTTGGGTTATTCACGACAAGAAGGCATCAGATGCTTGCCAGATTAAAACACTGCAAGAAGCAGTTGATGCCACTAAGTTTAATAACGAATACTTCATGAAGCATCGCAAAGGTGTTGCTAATGGTGGTGCCAAGTTCTTAAACGTTTTGCAAGGCGACAACCACACATCAGCTGATCAGTGGTACGAAACCATGAAGGAGTACTGTGATCCTGTTAAGTATCCAGACACTCACTTTAACGGTTGGTCCATGGGAGGCCAGAACATGTGTGATGTACACTTGGTGCTTAAACGCCTAGTTGCATTACGCTATGACAACTTGCTACAAGAGGGTAAACATGATTGGATGCACTTCTTGGGCACAAGCAAACTGGAGTGGGCAGTTCTACTCACAGTTATTCAACGAGCAGTGAGAAAATATGTCAATCCTTCTTTTACTATTAGTTTTGATTGTGCCAGTCCGTTTTTGGCGACTGCGAATGGGCAGGTCTACTTTGAAAACGTCTTCCCCCACGATGGTAAGTGGAGCTACAGAATGGCCCCCAGCGCCGACGATAAAAAATACTCAACAGACACACGCAAGTGGTCACAAGGAGTAGTAGCAGACGGTATCTATCCACGTTGGGAAGAAAGCCCAATTAGCGATATGCTTAAGATGAAAGATATTTGCATCTATAAGCCCGGCGATCTAAATAAGATTGGCAAGGAAGGTAAAACTTCTTGGGATAGCTTTAGCTATGCATTGCTAATGGGGCACAACGTATGGATGCACTTGACTGCTGTACAAGAAGCTAACCGCCGCTTTGATGCAGGCGAGCATCCTGCAATGATGCGATACAGTGCTCCAACACATGAACTGTTTGAAGACATTGTAGAACGTATTTTTGCAGCACCTGATCGTGCAACAGCAGAAGGTATCATCGAAGAATACAGCGACTACTGGATGGAGATTGTTGGAACTCGTGGCTTTAAAGGCAAGAAGACTATGAACTCAAACACTATGTTCAACCAGTTGTTTGAAGTAGTCGAAGACGAAGTAGAAGTTGAGCTAGACGAACATAAATTAGAGGAACTCGAAGATGGACAGACCGGGGCATAATGATGTTCGCTTCTTCTTTGGTGAAGAAGTAGAACACACTCCAGCATTTGGCAAATACACGTTATTTGTAGTGGGCGTACAACCTTTAGAGGACATTGCACTTGCAATCTCTAAAGGCAATAAACCAGTTGAGCACATTTACTTTGGTGCAAATCAAAGTTTTCCTCGACTGAACGTTAATGACCCTGAGTGGAATAAATGGGAGAACATGATCTCTCCATTTCTTGAAAGAGATTATTTTTGCACTCTAGACATTGACTCTACATGCACTGAAGGATTACTCGAAGGTGCATTGTGTGAACACGACTACTTCATTCCGATGATTTCGGTGAAACTGCCGTATTTACAACAGCTAGGCTACAATGCTACAATTAAGCTAGACGACAAAGACTTTGCGGCAACTAATCCCGGAGTATGGAGTCATAGCTTACACAACCTAAAAGATAGATCAGTATTTACTCACTGGTCTAAGTATACTAAGGATCAAACAATATGAGTTTAACTCAACAACAACGCGAAAAAGCTGATCGCGTTATGGACCGAGCAGATCGTATGATCTGGGTCACTTTTCGTAAAGAAGGCATTCACAAATATCCAGCCGCAGCAACTGATCCGTCACTGGCGACCGGCGATGAATATGATGTGTCTTTTCTTGGTGTTCCTCACCGCCATATCTTCCATTTCAGAGTTTGGATCGATGTATTCCACAACGACAGAGACGTTGAGTTTATCCAATTCAAACGATGGCTTGAAAATTTGTATAGAGACGGAACACTGCAACTCGACTTTAAGAGTTGCGAAATGATGTCAGATGATTTGTATCTACAGATCACTGCAAAATATCCAGACAGGTCTGTTTGGATTGAGGTTGCCGAAGATGGTGAAAACGGCGCACTCGTTAAATATGAAACTCACCGCCCACAACTGATTAGCATCTAAGGAAATACAATGGCTAATGAACATCTGCAGAAATACTTCCGCATGACCAAAGAGGTCCGCAACCTGTTCGACGATCTCGATGAGTATCTGGAGTTCTGCAAAAAGCAAGGCTACGTCTATGACGAAGCACACTTGTACAACGAGAAAACGCCTTGGGGCGAGATGCAGCGTGTGAAAGCAGGCAAGCATCCAAAGGACAATTGGAGTCCGTATCCAAAAGAGCGCCGCGAGTTCAAACCTCGTGATCGCAACACTAACTGGAAATACCGTTAATTATGAGCGCCACAGACATCATGGGCCAAGCAGAGTTTGACCTACAACGGGTCTTTGAACTGTTTGACACTGCCC